GACCCCGAGCGTGGCCTTGCTGCCATTTAGACGTGCGGTGGTCACGGTATCATACTCCACCAATGCGACCATCATGCCTCACGGCAACGGAGTCAACGTCTGGGCAGGGGTCTCCCGCGTCAACGGCGTTTCGCGCAATCGCACGCTGGAGCCCATACGGGAGAGGGCTATCACCGGGCAGCGGGCGCAGAGCGGCCGAGTGACGCTGGATATACCGCTGGACGGCGTGACAGAGCAAGGGTTTTTAGTGGTCGCCGCGCACGGCAGCAATTTCCGCAAAAACGGGGCTAACACGGTTTTCACCGCGCGACTGGAGCGCGTAGAGCTCATCGCATGAGCAGAAAGGAGACTATGAGAGAGACAGTGATTTTTGACGGCCGGACTGGCAGCGTCATCGCCATCGCCGGTGAGGTCGATGTAGAGCACGTCGAGGCGCTGATACTCGATGTGGCGGACGGCATGAGAGTGGACTCCGTGGACGTGAGCGGCGAGGAGCCGGTGCCCGTCCTGTCCGCTACGCCTGCGAGCTGGCAGGCGCAGCTTGAGGCGGCTATCAAGCGGAGCGACGAACGCCGCGCGTCACTCGAGACGCGCGTGCTGGAGATGTTTAACGACATGATGAAAGGAGAGGAGACCGATGAGGATTCCGAAGGGACTGTGTGAGCGCATCGCGGAGGCGATAATCGCGGGGCGGATGTTTTTCGCGGACATCGCGAAGCGGCTGCGTCCGAGAGTGACTGAGGAGCTGAAAAAGCGCGGCAGAGAAGACCTCGCGACCGACAGCAACGCGCAGCGCGGGACTGACAGCGATGCCGGTCGCGATGAGAAAGGCGGAAAGTGAGGTGGGAAGACCTTGCGGGGCTGGTAGACCTCAACACGCTGCTCAGCACACTGGGCTGGGCAGTGCTGGGGCTGCTGACTGTCGCAGAGAAGCTTGCGCCGAAAGGAAAGAAGCCGTGGTCGGCGCTTGCGAGGGCGCTCGGTCACGAGATGACCCGCGACATGCGGGAGCACATGGACGGCATAGACAAGCGCCTGTCGCAGCTCTCCGACAAGCTCGATGATGTGAAGGCCTTCGGCGAAGAGACACGGGCTATAGCGGCTCGCGTGCGCATCCTGCGCTTCGGTGATGAGCTGGCCGCCAAGCAGCGGCACAGCAAGGACTCTTTCGACCAAGCGCTCATGGATATCAATGCGTACGACGCCTACTGCGAAGAGCATCCGCACTTCCGGAACCACATCACCCGCACCACCTCGGACTACATCATGGCGCAGTACAAAGAGCGCCTCGAGAAACACGATTTTACCTACTGAAAGGAGAAAAACATATGAAAAACATGCTTAGAAAGCTTACCAGCAGAAAGCTCTGGATGGCGGTTGCGGGCTTTGTGTCCGGCGTCATGATCTATCGCGGAGCAGGACAGAGCGAGGCCGCACAGGTCTCGGCGCTCATCCTCCAGGGCGCGGCAGTCATCGCGTACTGCGTGGGTGAGGGACTTGCCGACAGCGCGGGGGCTTCCCAGACTGAGGGCGAGTAAGAAAAGGAGAAAACATGAACAGCTATCAGGCAGGGCAGAAACTGCTATGCGGGGGCTACACCTCTTTTACCGTGGACGGTAAGGCCTACTTCGTCCGCGCAGGTCGGTGGTATAAAGACCCGCTCCCGGGCGATATCGTGTACTTTTTCAGCAAGGCGAAAAACCGCGTCGCGCATGTGGGCCTTGTGACCAAGGTCGAGCGGCTCGCCTTTGGGAAAATCCGAATCACGACGGTGGAGGGAAACACCGCTGCGGGCAAATATTTTTCGCGCGACGGCGGGTGCGTTGCGGTGAAAACCTATGTTTTTTCTCCGTCCGAGGTCGGAAACGGCCACCTCATCGACGGTTTCGGTCGCCCGCGCTATGGCGCTGACACCTGCACAGCGGGGGAGCTGATTGCGGTCGCGCTCGGAGAGGTCGGCTATGTGGAAAAGGCAAGCGCCTCTCAGCTGGAGAGCAAGACCGGCAATCCGGGCGATGAAAATTTCACGAAATATGGCGCATGGTACGGCATGAATGGCGTGTACTGGTGCGCGGAGTTTACATCGTGGTGCGCGTATACGGCGTGCGCAAAGCACAGGGAAAGCGCCCACACGGGCTGGCAGCAGAGGGGTAGCGCGTGGCAGTACATCGACGAAAACGGCACGCTTGTCGCTGGAAAGTGGAAGTACATCGGCGGCAGGTGGTATGTCTTCGACAACGCCGGAAACCTCATCCGCGACTGCTGGTTTCAGGATGCTGCGGGCTGGTACTATCTCGCCGGAGATGGCGGTATGCTCTCCGGACAGTGGATTGAGTATCAGGGCGCGCAGTACTACCTCACGAAGACTGGGCTCATGGCGAAAAACGCCTATGTGCGCGGCACACAGCCCTCGGTCGGCGGGGCTCAGTACTACTACTATGTAGACGATGAGGGCCGCTGGGACAGCACGCGGGATACAGAGCAACTGCCGGAGGGCGCAGAGGTTGCGATTTAACTCAAGTTAACTTAAGTTTTTATGGCGGGTATCCGGAAAGGATATCCGCATTTTTTTTTTTTTTTTGCAAAAACGCTTGACTTTTGGGCTACAATAGTGCAAAATAAAGACAGTTGAGAAAGCACTCAACGAGTACGGCAGGCAAGCGCCAGAGAGGAGAGAAGATGAACGAGGAAATGACGAACATTGAGTTCATGACAGTTCTGAAACTGATTGTCCAGATTCTGAGAGATGACGGAGTCAAGGAAGAAACGGTCAAAAAAATAGAAGCCCTTATCCAGCAGTAAAGGCTTCTAAACCACAAAACACCGGCGGGGCTTGCCGCCGCCGGTCCCTTTGTTGATGGTACCATAGGGAAAGAAAAACGGCAAGAGGACGGGAGGTAGAGTGGCAGAAGAAAAGAAGATGGGGCGCCCGACGGACAACCCTAAAGGCCGGCCGATCCATGTGAGGCTGGACGCCGAAGCGGACACGATTCTGGAAGCGTACTGCGCCAAGGAGCGCGTGACACGGGCCGAGGCAATCCGGCGCGGAATTTACCTGTTGAAAAACACGCGGGAGTGATTCTGTTCTGCCGATGATGGAGCGTGATACTCCATAATAAATGAAGGCGGGTACCCGAAGGGGTGCCCGCTATTTTTTTGCTCAAAATCCAACAAGTTGGTCTGAGGTGCCTGTTACTACTTTGTTACTAGATATGGCAAATATGCGCAAATTTATAGAAACCTAACCACTGAACACATTAGCATTTATATAGGTTTGGCGGCTTGCTAATACATAGTTGTTTGTGCTAGAATAACAGGTGAAAAAACTCCTCGCACCATATAATTTGCGCAAGCAATCGGAACTCGAGGAGCATTTTTGTGGCAGAAACGTGAAAAAGAGGCGCTTTGCCACGGGTAAGAGTAAGCCTCGGCGGAAGGTCCGCTGATCCTGAATCACAGCATCTATGACAGGAGGAGAAACAAATGAATTACGATGCGAATATCAAGAGAATCCGCGAAATCATGGTGAGACTTCGCATGCTGGAGACCGCGAACAATATCATGTTCTGCGACCAGTGGCATGCAGGCCCGGAGGCCGGTTTCGACCAGACCACCAATGTGGAAATGTACCTCAGCGAGCTCACCCAGCAGCTGGTTGAGAACGACGAGGTGAAGCAGCTGGTCGCGGATTTCGCAGACTTTGACAAGGATCAGTACAAGAGCGACATCGACCGCGGCATGGTGCGCTACCTGAGCGACCGCTACAAGAACGCAACCCTGATTCCGCTGGAGCTCGGCGAGGAGCTGGGCCGCATTAACAACGACGGCAGAAAGGCTTGGCACGAGTGCAAGAAGAACAACGACTTCAAGGGCTTCAAGCCCTATCTGCAGAAGCAGTTTGAGGTGCAGAAGCGCGTTGCGGATGCCATCAACCCGAACGAGTCTGCCTTCCAGGTGCTCGTGAACTGCTGGGATGCCGACTGGAGACTGGAAGAGATCGATAAGATTTTCGGTGAGGTGAAGCCGGAGATTGTTTCGCTCCTCAAGAAGACCGAGAGCTACAGAGACAGCATTGACCCCTCCGTCATCGACTGCGATGTCGACAGAGAGACGAAGGAGAGAATTGTCAGAAAGCTCATGGATTACTACGGCTTTAACTGGAACCAGGGCATTCTCTACGAGGAGGAGCATCCGAGCTGCGTCTGCGCGGGACCGAGAGACTCCCGTCCGTCGACCAACTACTCGAGAAACCTGTTCTACACCCTGCTCGGCGCTGCGCATGAGACCGGACACGGCATCTACAACTACGGCTCCTCTCAGGAAGTCGTGGATGCGGGCCTCTGGGGCGGCATTGACGG